AAAGGTGAACGGTGCCACGGCAAATATATCGTTGTCAAAATCTCAGTTTCCGGTTCTGGACTCCGTTTCTTTGACGGCCGGGGAGGTATAGCATAATGACAACAGACCTGATGCTGAAAATTCTGAAAAGCCCGGAAGCAAAGGCTATTGTGCAGCGATTATCTCCGGTGTATGGAGAAGCTTATACAGCCCTCTGGATTTTTGAGATCCTGGGCAGAGAATGGGACGACCTTGGGAAATATTCGGACGAAATGCTCCTTCAGGTCGTGCCGCAGACGGCCACCTGGCTGATTCCATATTGGGAAGATACCTATGGCGTCGGACGTAACGCGAACCTTTCAATCGAAGAGCGCCGCCAGCCCGTCCTGAACGTCCTGAGGACCAGAGGGCCACTTAGTCCTTATAGGCTTGAACATATCCTGTCGTCTATTACAGGCCGCCCCTGCACGATCAAAGAGCGTACAGGCAAGAATAAGTTCACTATCTGCATCGATTCGAACCGTGCCCCGGCAAACGTCGGTATGGTATATGCGACAGTTGGATCCATGAAGCCGGCGCATCTCAATTACCAGGTCAATTTTGAGCAGAGCGATCACGTCAGCCTTTATGTGGGATGGTTAGCGCAGGTCTGCAAAAAAATAACTTTGAACCAGGTGAATTAAAATGGCTCTCGAAAATTTTGTCGTCACGGATTCCGGAAAAGCCTTGTTGGCGGAATCGCAGACCGGGGAGAAAATCACTTTTACCAGGGCAGCGGTGGGAGATGGGGAACTTGATGGCCAGGACCCGGAACAGCTTACCGATATTGTTCATAAGGTTCTGGACCTTAGTATTTCCTCATTAAGCAGAGATCAGAATATTGCCACGGTTAAAGTTTTATTCTCAAATGCGGATATGCAGGAAGCTTTTTTTTTAAGAGAAATGGCGCTGTATGCAAAAGACGATGATGGGAATGAAATACTGTACGCTTATGGCAACGCTGGAGCAACGCCCGATAGTATTCCTCAATATAGTGTTGCGCCGACAGAGTTTGCCTTTTCCATCAACCTTGTGATCGCGGACTCGGCAACTATTTCGGCAGTTATTAACGGCAGCCTTGTGTATGCTACCAAGGATGATCTGGCGAAAAAAGCTGATCTTGAGAATGGCGTGGTATCGGCGTCAGAGCTTCCGAAAGCAAGTACCGATATAGCGGGGGTGATAAAGTTGTCCCAGGATCTCGTGCTGAATGAAGACGGAACGCTCGCAATCAATAAAAGCAAAGTCGGCGGAACCGGCGCGGTTCCCATTACGATTGAAGAAGACAACGTGGCTGCGGCCATCGAATTGCCAATCAAATTTAATGACAACGATGAAGTAATAGCGACGGACGACAGCAGCGGCACCGGTATTATTTCATTAGAGCAAATCGGCAGGAAGTTGGAATTCATTGCGAGAGAAGTATTATAAAAGGGGGAATTATAAATGGAAGCGATATTGGCAACAAAACCTTATGTTGATGCGCAGAGCCAGAATAAATTTTCGGTTTACGGATTTAATTCTGACGAGGACAGCGCACCAACGCAGGTCAGCAATGACGATGGAATCCCGGCAGCAGCGTTTCCTCATGGGACAGATCGGTATTTGGTCCTGGAGACTGACTGGGCGAAAAGGGCTGATATTCCGGTGTCCCTCGAATATTTTATGGACACCGAAGAAGCGGCAAAAGCTCTGTGCTTACAGCTCGGTTATAGCTTCGACGGTGCGTCGTTTGCTTGGCTTGACGCAGAAACTGTCACAGCACCGTCCGACAAACTATCTCATCAGATCTCACTTACTTCCGCTATTCCTTCATCGGCGATTCCGGTCGGAGATGCTCATACTTTGCGCATCAAAATCCGCAGATTGGGCAGCAACGACGCGGATACCCATGATGGGAATTTCTGTTTGACCTCCGTGAAATATTACAGGGTATAAGGGGGACTGAATATTGATTAGCACTGTATCGGGTACTTACCCGGATATCGCCTGGGACATTTCTCCCTCTGTTGCCAATGGAAAACTGGAAATGCCAAAGGCAAACGTGGAGGTCTGTAATGTGCAGTATCAGCTTGAAGCTGCGGAGTTTGATCTGAAGGATGGAACAGTCTATCTCACTCCTGATGGTTATGTATTCGTTCCATCCGAAGATGAAACAGGCGGTGCATCACTGACCAAATTCCCCAATGGGGAGAAATACTGGGCGTGTGCAGTTAAAGTCGAGGATGGTAAAGAGAATATTCAGGTATTGAAAGCGGTGAAAGCATGATTATCTTTGGTGCGCAGAAAAAGGTGCAACCGGAACCTCCGGCAGAAAACTTTTCATTAAATTCAGACGACGTGGAAGTGTTTTCCGCCTTATGGCAGCGGGAACACTGGAAAGATGTATCAAATACTCTCAATCCGTCAACGGGGCTTATGGTCGAAACTGTCGCCGAGGGAAGTCAGAGCGTTAATGTATATTCGGCAAGCGGCACACTGACGGGAAATATCAACAAAACCGCCATGATAAAAATCGGCGGAAATTATCATCTTGTCGCGACCGGTGGAACGGCGGCAGGGAACAAAGTTCCGATTACCATTTACCCGGAAGCGCCTTCTGGCGGCTATGCTGATGGAACAGCAGTAGAGTTTTGTGATTCCAGTCTGGAAGTTCACGATTTTAACCTGGGCTCAAACGCATGGGTCTATCAGCCCGGTTTTAGGGCATTTCAGGTTATTAATCCATCTGCCTGCGGTTACGCCAGTAGGCCAAAAGGCTTTTTTGTCCGGCATAGGCCAACCGGGACGGAGGGTGTGGATTACAATGTCGTTCTTTTCCATCCCTTTTATGCTTTCAAGTTTCAAGCATCCAAAGCCGATGCGACGGCCGCCGCAGGTGGAAGCAGTACGGTCGCTGTCTCAAAGAGCGGTGTAATCCCGTGGACGACCATTACATATGATAATGCATTAACAGCCTGCGCGGCCAGTGACGCAACCAACGGAAAGGATATCGGAGTACGACTCATACGCGATGAAGAATGGGTCGCGTTGGGCATTTATTCGATGCTTCTCGGCCCGGACCGTTTTGGAAGTAACCGTTGGGGACCTTATGGAAACAATAGTAGCTTGAAAGATACTGACGACGCTGGAATCACGTTTACGGCAGATCCTACGGTTTCCAGCCGTGTATTGACCGGCACAGGCGTTAAGTCCGGGTGGAAGACAGGTCAGAATCTTACGAGCCACACGGGAAGAGTCAATGGTGTCTATGACCTCAATGGCAACGTGTGGGAATGGACTGCCGGCTTGAAGTTGAAAGTAGGAAGTGCAGGGACCGGCTATTTATATGTCGATGAAGCGGATACGGGCTTACAGTTCCCGACAAACTGGTCAAGCAGTAGTGATGATGTTACGGAACTCAACACGGATCCTAAACTTGCGAAGCACGCTATTATGGGGGATTGCGATAGTTCCGGATTGGCCGAATTTGGGAATGATTATCAGCACCAAGGTACAAGTGCAAATACTGAGTTTTTGCCTTTTCGCGGTGGTGATGGGGACGCTTCGGCTTCCGCTGGCGTGTTCGCCCTCGTTCTGACTGACCTTCGTGCCGCTTCCGGGCCCAATGTGGGTTTCCGCGCCGCTTTTTGCGTATCGTGATTTTTGCGTTTTAAGAATATCTGCTGTGGCGCGGTAGCGCCACTTCGTATACCCGCGTAAGCGGGTCGCGCAAAATTCAAAAAAGGGGGATTCTTCGATGGAATTACGATAACGGTAATTGTGTTCCAAAATCGAGACATTATTATCAAAAAAACTCTATACTCTTACGGTATGGGTAAAAAAGACCTTTAGGGAGCACTTATGTCTGAACAAAATAGCCATAGACACTTTGGCAAAGCATATGAGAGACTCTTTATCCAGCAAAAGGTGTATGACCTCGGTCTGTACTTATGGCCGGTGCTCGGGAAAATGAATAAGGAGCAGCTGAAAGATTGGAAGGATATACTGGAGAATTTCATCAACGACCGGTTGCAGCTGGATCTGAACGACAAGGTCTGCATTCGTCCCATCAGCCTTGGAATCGAGTTCTGCGGCTTCCGATTGTGGTCTAACCATTTGAAGCTTCGGAAAAGCACAGCCCTCAGAATGCGGAGAAAGCTGCGGGCCTTGATGGAAGATTATCGCGATGGTGAAATATCACTGGAGCGGGCAAAGAAGACTCTCAACGCCTATGACGCTCTGCTTTCACACTGCAACAGCTATTCGCTTCGGAAGAAAATTTTCGGAGAATACACCGATACAGAATGGACGGAAGGCTGGTTTTCTCTACAACGGCATAGTACCACCAAAGAGAGCGACGAATAGCCGCTCTTTTTTCATATGTACTCGCCCTCGAGAGAGGGCCTTTTTTATGTCCAAAAGGAGAATCAAACTATGGAATTCTGGAGCAGGCCTCCGCCGTGTAAAGGAATACTTTTGGGGTGCAGCTTATGAGAAATATTATTTTTCAGAAACAGGGGTAGCGAATGATAACACAGGTATTAACGATCCTAATCAGTGCTTTGGGTGTGGGTACGGTTGTCGGCGGGCTGGTGCTGAAAAAGATCAATAAAATGGATCAGAAAGAAGACACCCGCGAGGAATCACGCAAAAAGGAAAGCATCCTGATTTTTCGTGGGTTGCAGGCTATAGGGCATCTTTCGGAGGCAACCGCGATTGCTCAAAAGGGTGGGGAACCGGACGGAAAAATGGAGAAGGCATTCACCTATTACCAAGGATTTACCGACGAGCTTAATGCCTATCTCCTGCAGCAGAATGCTGAAAGGAATCACGGAGACTAAAGGAGAACTATTATGAACATTAAGCAGGAATTCATCACGCCGAACAAGTACACCCGGCCGCAGATCAGGATGCAGAAGGTTAACGCCGCCGCCATCCATTATGCTGGCGATCCGGGTGCCAGCGCACAAAACATCCGGGATTACTTTAACGGCACTTGCATTCGGGCTAAGCGATATGCCTCGTGCCACTACGCTGTGGGAATGCAGGGAGAAGTGATTCAGTTGATCCCCGAATCCGAGTGGTCATACTGCACGAACCAGCGGAACAAGGACACGATTTCGATTGAAACGTGTCATGCCGACACTACCGGGAAGTTCTCGCAGGCGGCGGAGACTTCATTGGTGGCGCTCGCCGCGCAGATCTGCAAGCGGTACGGCCTGAATCCGCTGAGCGGTGGCGTCATCCGCCACTTCGACGTGACCGGTAAGCACTGTCCGAAATATTACGTCGATCATCCGGATGCGTGGGCGGCATTTAAAACGGCCGTCTCCAACTGCATGGCGGGAAAGCCCTTCGTCCTGCCCTCCTACGGCACAACGGTCGGAGCTGCAGCGGTAAATCCGGATTTCTGCGATACCGGTAGTTTGACCGTTTGCCTCGGCATGGAGTATCAGTTCAAATCGGGCTCGCCTATCACATGCGCCAACAGTTCTTTTGCCCGGGTGGCTCATCAGATTGGCTCTGATGGTTACCATTACACGAAATTCCGTGCACATGCGCTGACTGCCGGCGTCGGATTTTATGCGAATGGTCGGCGGGTTTGCATTGCGATTGTCAAGCGGCCTTACAGCGATACGACGGCGCCCTTCACGAAACGCTTGGGAGAAACATATTGCTTCAAAACTGATTTTCCAATCATCTGCGGAACGGGCTCTGTGTTTCTGCAAACTAAGCCGGCCGAAAAATTCGGGAGGTTTCTGCTCACCACCTTCAAGGCTGTCGGTAGAGGATCTGCAGGATTTTATTGCGGATCGACTCGTGTTTGTGTGGGGACAGTGAAATGAAATGGCTTCGTGACTGGCTGAAGCATACCAGCACCCACAAGATCGTTACCACACTTGTTTATATCGGCTGCGCGGTATTCATCATCATCGTCATGATCGGCTGGTTCCGGGGCCTGCAGGACGCCGTTGGCCTGATGAACTGCGCGGCAATGGTCGTTGTGGCAAATTCCGTCCAATACGCGGGAAAGGCGGGATTTGAACACTCAAAATGGGCCACCCCGCTTATGACTGGGATCGCCGCTGGTCTTTCCAGCGGCGATCCTGTTTCCGGCCTGCAAAATGCGGCAAATGCCTATGAATCCGAAAAGCAGATGCAGCAGATGACGGAACAGGCCTCCGCAGCCCCGCCGTCTGAAGAACAACCACAGGAAGTTGTTTCTGATCCAGCCAACCCGCCCGCAGAGGGCGTGAATCATAACATGGCCGGTTAACCCGGCAGAAAGAAGGATATTTATGAATCAGTACATAGTAGAAATCATCATCGTAATTATTGCGGCCGCCGTATCTGCGCTTATTACGCGCGCAGCAGT